TTTTTAAATAGATGGCATTCACTGAATTGGTAACAACCGCTGAAGTTCTCGAAATTATCGAGACAGATGTGACAGATGCAACACCGTTTATTCAAGCGGCTGCTGGTGTTATGTCTGGTTTGCCATCTATTGCTTTATTAGCTAGCGATTTACAAAAAGAAATCCAAAGGTGGTTGTCTGCTCATTTCTTAGCAATGTATGACCAAAGAGTAACCAGTGAAAAAACTGGTGATGCTTCTTATACATACGAAGGAACAACAGGCATGGGATTGGATAGCACAAGATACGGTCAGCAAGCGAAAATCCTTGATATTTCAGGAACGCTTGCTGATGCCGGTAAAACTCAAGCATTTTTCGAGGTTCTATAAATGGCTAATTTAACAAAACAAGATATTATCTTAACAGGTCTAAATCCTGTTTTTTCAAGTGCAGGCGGCGGCGGTTCTGGTGCCGGTACGGATGAAATTCTTGATAATGATGGTAAAACTTTATTGTATGTCAAGAATGATAATGCAGGTTCTATTGATGTAACAATCACGTCTGAAGTAACAAGTAAAACGATTGTTGGTTATGGCGATGTTACGTTTTCAGATGTTGTTGTTTCAATTCCAGCGGGTGAAGAACGTGTGATTGGGCCTATACCTAAGACACGTTTCAATGATGCTAATGGTGAGGTAACAGTTTCTTATGATGAGATTTCAAGCGTTACTGTTGCAGCATTGAGGTTACCAGCTTAATGAATGCTTATACAAGATCACTTAGACAAGATGCGACTTATTGGCCTCCGATTACTAATGATGGTTTCGGGGGTAAAATTGTGTCAACTGGTGTTCTTATAAAAGTGAGATGGGAAGATAAAACGGTTTTATTTAGAAGTGTGGATAACAGAGAAGAAACAAGCTCATCTATTGTATACACAAAAAAGATTGATAATGTTGTAAATGGCGGAAAGCTTGCGCTAGGTGATTTTTCTGGTGATCTACCACCCTCTAATGAAGATGTTTTCGAAGTCAGACAAGTAAGTCAATCACCATCTATAAAAAATAGATACAAAGTGGTCAAGGTGTTTTTATGAACAACACAAAAATTAAAGGCATGGAAAACGTTCTTGACAATCTTAACAATGAAATAAAAAAAATGAATAGTAAACCTATAAAAGGTTTGTTAAAAGGTGGGTTGATTGTAGAAAGAGAAGCTAATAAACGGGTACCAATAGAAACAGGCGTTTTAAGAGCTTCTTCTTATACAAGAAAATCAGAAGGAAACTCACAATCGGTTGTTGTTGGTTATTCGTCTTCATATGCTATCTTTGTTCATGAAAATTTAGAAATGAAATTAAAGGGAAAACCAAGGCCATCGGGTTTAGGTGTTTATTGGGGTCCAAAAGGTGAAGCTAAGTTTTTAGAGAATGCTTTAATGCATAGAACAGATGATGTATTAAATGCAGTGAGAGAGAGTGCAAAAGTATGACATCACCAGCTTACACAATCGCTCGATATTTAGAAACTGAAGGTTTTGGGGAATGGGCTAATGATATAAATGTATCACTAGAACCCAATGAACCGGTTGAGTGTATCACCCTTTATGATACGGGTGGTCAAGATCCTGATAGCGATGAACAGGATGTGTTTAACAAAACTATACAAATTCGAGTTCGTACACTAAACTATTTAGAGACATATACAAAACTTGAACAAATAAGAGACTTATTAATTAAACAAACTATTGCCGGTATAAATGGAATATGGATGCAAGGTGATATTTTATATATAGGTCGAGATGATAACGATAGACATTTATTCACAACAAATTTTAGATTATTAATACAAGGAAATTAAAAACATGGCTGCATATAAAGGCAACGATATTACAGTAAGCTTCGACGGCACTTTGATTGCTGGTCTTAGAGAAAAAGGCATCTCAATCGAAGGCGAGCCGATCGATATCACAGACGATAACTCAAACGGATGGCGTGAACTACTATCCGAACCAGCACAAAGACAAGTGACTATTAGCTGTTCTGGTATTACAAAAGATGAGGTTATTCTTGCCCTTGTAATGGGTACGGATCTTGATAAAGCTGCAATCGTTACATTTACAGATACAGGCAACACATTAACAGGAACATTTTTTATCACTGGTTACCAAAAAACTGGTACATATAATGATGCTGTAACTTATTCATTCGAACTTCAAAGTTCTGGTGAAGTAACATATACAACGGTTTAATTATGGTCGCTATTTTTGAAGACATTAATATCACTTGGGATGGTGAGAAACACACAATTAAGGGCGATGATAAAATTCTTATGTTGTTGGCTTCTATTGAAGAAGTTATAACAGCACAAGAGTTGTTCACATATGCTCAAAAAGGAAACATGCCTTTGGTAAAATTATCAATGGCATATACAAAGGTTTTAAACTTTGTTGGTGTTGATATTTCAGCCCCTCAAGTGTACCAAACAGTCTTTAATAATATAACCGATCAGGAACAAACAACAGGGGTTATTATGGTATTAGTTCAAATGATGATCCCTATTAACAATGATCAGAAAGACACTCCAAAGGGAAAGCGCAAGCCCCGCAAAACTCGAAAAACCCAAGGGGCAAAATAGTTGAACAGATGTATAAATCCGTTGTCGGGAATGGGTGGGTAACACCACGTGATTTTTGGCATATGCATCCACAAGAGGTCTTTTGGTTGATTGATGCTAAAAAACCGGTTAAAATGTTCGGAAATATGACAGAAGACGAAGCAGAGGAATTATATAGGCAACAGTATGGCTAGCTTAGGTAAATTAGAAGTTGAGATTGGGGCCGATACTGATCGTTTTGATAGAGATATGAAACGTGTCAAAGGTTCTATTAGAAACTTCTCTAAAGATATTGGTAAACTAACGTTAAGTGTTGGTAAGTATGCGGCTGCAATGTCAGCGGCCGGTGCCGTTATTGCTGGTGCTTTTGTTCGCGCCCAATTAGATAGTATTGACGCTCTTGCAAAAACGGCCGATGGTCTTGGAATTACTACTCAAAAACTTCAAGCGCTTCAACACGTCGGACAATTAACAGGATCAACAACAGAAGAGATAAACAAATCACTTGCTCGTATGGAAAGACGATTGGGTGAAGTGGCACGCATTGGCGGCGCTGGTGCTGTTGCTCTTGAAGATCTTGGTCTAAATATTGATGACATTATAAAAATGACACCGGATAAGCAACTTGAAGCTTTATCGGCTGCTCTTGTTGGTGTTGAAAACCAAGCTGTAAAAGCATCTATTGCTAATGATATTTTTGGGCGTTCTGGTCTTAAGATGCTTAAGCTTATGGAAGAGCTTAAAGATAAAGGATTAACACCAGCTCAAAGAGAGCTAGAACAACTTGGTTTTGCAATGAATAGAATTGACGCGGCTAAGGTTGAAGCTGCCAATGATGCTATGTTGCGTTTTCAAAAAGCAATCCAAGGCGTGTTTGCAAGGTTAACTGTTCACCTTGCCCCAATTCTTGAAGGTATCTCAAATGAATTCCTTGTATGGATCAAAAACAGCGGCGGAGCTGATAAAGTCATGTCTGACATGGTGGATAGCATGGTTGTAGGTTTCGGCGCTGTTGCTGATGCTGTGACGATTGTTGTTCGCGTCATTCAAAAAGTTGCCGCTGCCGTATCTTTTGTTTTTGAAAAGGTTTCTGCTGGATTTGATTTTCTGCAAAAGAAAGTTGGTCAATTTATAACTGTCACAGATGCAGGGGCAAAGTTCATTGATAAGGTTAAGTCAAAAACTACGTCTGTTTTTGATGACTTACCATCTGAAAAGTTTGAAAAGTTTGTAGATAAAGTAAGAAAAAAATTCTCAAGAGGCCGCTGAGGCTGTTGCTCAAAGTGTTGAAAGCACAAAAAGGACTGGTGATTTTACTGCATCCTTCTTTGAAAAGAAAGCCGAGATGGCATCAAGTTCAATGAGCTCTGAGTTAGAAAGTTTTAAATCGGGTCTTCTCACAGAACAAGAAGCCGAATTGGAACACTATAATAAAAGGCTTGAACAGTTAAACACATTTCTTGAAACAAAGCGCTTGACAGAAGAAGAAGCGGCTAATGCTCGCATGACTATTGAGCAACAACATCAAGATGCTATGACAGAAATACAAACAAGAGCAAGTCAAGAACGACTTTCTCAAATCACTGGTGCTATGCAATCACAAATTGGTAATATTTCAAGTGCTATGCAATTGATAACAGGTTCTATTGGCAAAGAGAGTAAGAAGCAGTTTGAAATTACAAAAATAGCATCTATTGCCAGTGCTTTGGTCAAAGGTTACGAAAGTGTAACAAACTCTTTTGCTGCTGGTACTCGAATTGGTGGTCCCCCATTAGGTTTTGCATTTGCTGCAACGGCGGCGGCTGCAACTGCCGCACAAATCCAATCAATCAGAAGCCAACAATTTTCTGGTGGTGGTACAGTAGCATCAAGCGGCGGCGGTTCATCAGGTGGTGGATCGGTTGCAGGACAACAGGCACAACAAACACAGCAACAATCATCAATTCATATTAGAGGGCTAGATAGCAGCTCATTATATTCTGGTGATCAAGTTAATGATCTTTTAGACGCAATCAATGAAAGAGTTGCAGACGGGTCAATTTTATTATCAAGTGAGGTAGTAGTTTAAAATGATTTTATTCCCAGCGGGTTATGAAAAAGAAAACAAACCAATTATCGCAGGTCAATCACAAGCATTGACTTCTAACACAACAGTCACAAGTGAAAACGCTTCATTTCCTGCGATCAACATGTTGAGCCCAAATGAAAACCAACGTTGGGAAAGCTCTAGTGCTGATGAGCAATATGTAACTGTTACATTATCAGAAGACGATTATCTTGATTACATTGCTTTTGCAGGGCACAACTTTGGTGATGATACGTTTAACTTGAGTGTTGAAACTTTTGATGGTTCAACATGGACTGAAAGGTTAGAGCCTCAAACTGTTGATAATAACAAGCCAGTTATAATGAAAATTGAGCCTGTTATATGTCAGGGTATACGGTTGAAAATTGGTGCATCTGATACAACTCCAACTATATCTGTTTTTTATGCCGGTTTATCTTTAGAGATGGAACGTAATGTTTATGTTGGTCACAAACCTATTAACTATGCAAAAACATCAAACGTTATTAATGGGATGTCAGAAAATGGCCGTTTCATTGGTAGAATAGTGGTGGGTGAGAATTATAATACAGATGTTGAGATTGATAACATAAGACCTTCTTTTTTTAGAGAAAAAATTAATCCGTTTTTTGTTGATGCTGAAGAAAAACCATTCTTTTTCGCTTGGCGGCCAAAAGATTATTCTGATGAGGTTGGTTTTGCTTGGTTAAGATCCAACGGATCTATGACTAATCAATTGAGCAACGGTTTTGTAAATATTTCATTTCCAATCAGTGCTGTTGTTGATGGTAGAGAGATAACAACGGAACAACCTACAGTTAGAACAATTGTAATTAGTTCAGACGTTAATGATCTAAATCTTAGGACTTTGTTTGATACTTTATTTCCAACCCCTTTAGATACCACAACAGTTAACGTAACAGTTGAGGCTGGTGTTACAATTGGCGCGACAAGCACGAGCAATGCGGCTTTTGATGTTGGAACGTGGCCAAGTGGTACCACACTAAACATGGATTTAGCCGGTACTATTCAGGGTGCTGGTGGTGCTGGTGGTGATGCACCAGATGGCGCGGGTAACGATGGCGGCGCGGCTATTGTTGCAGCTAGAGCGATAACTATAGATCTTGCTAATGGAGGATCTATACTAGATGGTGCAGGCGACGGCAGATCGGAAGAG